ATTACACGCACTTGGACTTTTGACGCCAACGGTGATTTAGTGTTTCCCGGAGCAACTAGTAAAATAGGTGAAAGCGAACCTGGACTGGTAGTATTCAGCGATAACAGATTTGCCATATTAACCAACGCAGCTACTACATCAAGCCAATCTTGGATATTTGATACAGATGGCGATTTAACATTTCCTAGTAATCTGGTTATAACTCCTATAGGCGATTTTGCTCCAGTAACTGGAACATTCATTACTCAAGCTCCTGGTGAATTTTTAGGTATAGTTTCAACAGGAGACGGGGGTGGCAGTCAAATAGGTTGGGCAGAAAATGCCTTTGTTCCAGGTAGGACGGCCGCATTAGCATTTAATGCCGGTAATGCTGGAGATGTGGATATCATAACCGGTGACTACACAGGGACTGTTTATACTTGGATTTTTAGAGCAAATGGTATTCTAGAATTACCTGGCGGTGGGGAAATTACATCCAATGAAATCACCAATGAAGTATTTGGAACTACAACAACTTCTTTAACATTAGTTCCGGCTGGTGCAACTGACGCAGGTCAGCGTTTAGAAATATACTCAACTATCGGAGATGAAGGTAATCATTTACATCTAACTTCTGGTAGCACATCTACTGAACTATATTTAGGTAATGATTCTCAATATGTTAAATTAGGCTCATCGGGTGAAATAGAAGTCAGTGCCCAAAGTGGATTGACGTTGCGTGGCGAAGGAGCAGGGTCTTATGCCTACCTAACATTACCAAACAATGTTGATTCGTCATCGACTATGGTAACATTGAACAATTCCAATGGTGATGTTTTAATACGAGCAGCAGAACCCAGTGACCCAGCTCCTCAACAATGGGCTTTTGGTAAAGATGGTAGTTTAAAATTTACAGATGGCACATCAACTATTAGAGCTCTTAATACAACCACCGACGGCCTACCAGGATTGAGTTTATTTGCTCCAGAGAGAATATTCCTTGGCATTAGTGGCACAAGCACAAATTGGAGTTGGGACTTTAGAAACTACGGTCAAAGTGACTACTCTACAGATAAAAAACCTGCGGTAATGTTGCCGGGCGGTAGCGTAATTGAGGAAGATCTAACAAATCCTCTATTGAATAATGGAATGGCGGGTCCATTGACCGTAAGCAGCCAAGATAACTTAACTTTAAGAACTAATACTTTAGACGAAGCGCAATCTCCGACAGCAACTTACGATTGGGTGTTCGGTAAAGATGGCGTCTTAACATTCCCTAACGATGATTTAACGGTTAGCAGTATTGAAAACGAGTCAAGAATATGGACAACGGCCACAGACATCACCGTATACCGCAACGGTCAAGATGGTTATGGCATAAAAGAAAATGAAGTAAGTGTCTATGTTAGTAACAGTAAAATCACTCAAGTTGTTCCAACAGGTTTAGAGATAGTCAACGGTTCATTAAAATTCCCAGACTCTACCATACAGACTACTGCTTTTATAATTGGAACTGCTCCACTAAGTTCCACATCTACAGGCACAGCAGGAACAATTGCATACGATGCAAGTTATTTTTATGTTTGCACCGCAACCAATAGATGGCAAAGAATTGGTTGGGATCCAACACCTTGGTAAATATTAAATTATGCGTATACTAGACTTAATCGAATCAGATAATACTATTAGAACTGGAGATGTATTTGCTCTAGAGCTTGATAACGGACTTCTTATAGAATCTGTTATCGTTGGATTTATGAATGACGGAGTTGTTATTCAAGGTGATGACACGGTGTTATCATATCTATCACATACCCCTGTCCAAGAATCTATCACTAAATTTACAGAAATGCAACTGGCAATCATGGAGGGCGGTGGCAGTCTTGATGAAGCCGAATATCAAGGACGCAATGTTCAGTTAGGTAAACCCATGTCTGGTGATGTTAAAAAATCTAAAGTTTATGTAAAAGGTCCAAAAGGAAATGTTGTCAAAGTCAATTTTGGCGATAAAAAGATGAAGATTAAAAAGTCTAATCCTAAACGTCGCAAAAGTTTTAGGGCTAGACATAATTGTGCTAATCCCGGGCCGCGGTGGAAAGCAAGATATTGGTCTTGCAGAGCATGGGAGTAATCTAATGTTCTTAAAAGAATTTTTCAGCAAACCTATTGACATTGATCATAATCAAAAAAATAAAAATCAAATGCAAAATTTTGACGATGACTTATTTTGGTTTATTTTAGATAATGATCGGTTGCATAAAGAACATTTTTTTCCAATTTCTAAAAAAATAAAATCATTAGACGAATGTGGCGATCGACAAATATACGAATTGTTTATGCCAATGGTCGTAGACGGTTGTAAAAACTTTTATGAAGACAAAAAAATGTCCGGTAGGATGAATAAAAAATTTCCTCAAGAAATGAGAGAAGGCATTTGTAAAAGGTTGTATGACCACTATTGTGAAAATTATGGTTTGAGAAATAAAAATGAAAATCTTTGAAATTATAAATATCTTTCAAAATAAAAAATTAACTGAAGGCGGTAATGCTCAAGTCGCCGATAGAGATAATCCAGAGATTGTATATTCTGCTGAAAAAATTGATCTTGAAAAAACTAACAGAACTCAGGCTGCTAATTTAGTAAAACAAACAATTAATGCGTTGAATCAAAGTTTTCAATCCATTTATAAAGAACCAATTTTTGGAGAAGAATTATTTAAATCAAACGAATATTTAAGCGGAAGTTCTAAACACTTTTTTAATACTGCTGGAATTTCAGATCAAGAATTTACAAAATATAAACAAAAAGTCGGCGATATCGATGTACAATGCGATGTAGATCAAAAACCACAGATACAAAAATTTTTAGATGATCATTATAAACAACAGTTTGGTCCAGGAAGATTATTGGGATATTCTTCTTCTGCGGAACAATTCAATTCAATTTTTCGTATCGACGAAATTGGACTAAATGTTCAAATTGATTTTGAATTTGGGCAATATGATAAAGAATTAGGTCACCCCACCGAATGGTATAAATTTAGTCATAGTTCAGAGTGGGACGATATTACCGCAGGCATTAAGGGTGTATTTCATAAATGGATTTACAGAGCATTACCTGCTGCTAAAGTAACTCCAAAGCACATAGCAGCATATAAAGGCTCGGGAAAAAATCGTGCTATTAATATAGAACCAGAACCTACTCAATCAAAAGATATAAGTTTTGCAGTAGGAAGCAGTCAGGGAGGTGGAGCAAGTTATAAATTCTCTCCTTACTTAGATCCGCAAACTGGAAAACCTATGGATATAAAAGGTGTTCCTGTACAACAAGAATTGCCCAGCGCTCAAAGAACTTATATACAAAATTTAGATCAACAGTTCGAAATGTTTTTTGGAGTGCAGCCCAGCGGAAACGATAAAACTTTACAAAAAAGTTATGTAGGGACTTTAGAACTAATGAACAAATATTTAGATCAAAGTCAAATAACTGCTGCATTTGAAGAATTTATAAAAATTTGTTTTGACGAAGCAGCACAGATGATCGATCGAGATAATCCAGAATCCGATGCTGAGGCAAAATTTGCCGCAATTGATAAAGGACTAGAAATTTTAAAAATTTCAAACAAAAAACAATTACGAGATCAAGCAGTAGCAATGGCAAAAATATATTCAGATGAATATTTTGATTTACAACAATTTAAGAAATGGTTTGATAGTTTACCTAAAGAAAAACAAGATGCTATCAATGTAACCAGCAAAGGTGCTGCTAGAAAAGATATTCAGTATAATTCTCTTAGAAAAAAATTAAAAGCAGCCGGACAATGGCCTATTAATGTATTAACAGAAGAAGATGCCAAGCCAAATTATGGTAGGCAAGGTATTGAACACATTTATAGTCGTAGACCCGACGGTACTCCAAGTAGTACAGAAATGAAGCCTGCTGCATTCGTAGAATTATGCGACGAAATAGCACAACTAGGCGGAAATTTAGATAATATACAGATAAATTTAAAAGTCGACGGAATGGGTATGAGATTCGGTAAAGACGAATCTGGAGAGCCATTTTTTATTACTAGCAGTAGATCAGATCCAGTTAGATTAAAAGATGTAGGATCATTCTTGGCTTATAATCAAGAATTAGTAAAAAAAGGTGAATTAGATCCGAACAGCGAATTAGGTAAAGCCGCAATTGCAAGAGCAATTAATTATGACAAGGCTGCTGAAACAATTTTAAAAAGTAAATTTATTCAAACTTTACCCCCCGACACAATTGTACAAGCAGAAATGATGTACGATTCGAATATGACTCCAGACAGTCAAGGATTTAAAACATTTGTTAATATTCCTTACGATGTAAAAAAATTAGGGAAAGTAATGACGTTGGCCCCGTTCATGGTTAAAAAGTATTCAACTAAAGAACGAATACCCGATGAACAAAATATAATTAAAAAATTACTATCAACAAGTGATTCTAACATTAAAATTATTTCAAACGAATTAGATCAATCAGGAATAAATGTTGGTAAAATAATTGCTCCTGTTGTCAATTTGCCTGCAGATTTGCGGGCAACACTGACTAGCAGAAAACCAGCAGACAGAGCCATTAGAGATGCTCAAGTAATTCCTGTATTAGATAAAGCAAGGGCAGAATTAAGTAAGGCAATTATTGATAGTCCAAAATTAAAAGGTATGGATATGCTAGGCCCATACAACGAAGGTATTGTTGGAAACATGCCTAGTGGAAGACTATTTAAAGTTACAAGTCCCTTGATGAAAGAAAAAATATTACAAAAGCAATCATTTGGATCTGTTGAAAAAAGATCTGCGGTTGTTGCCATGGGTAGTTTTGCTGGACATAGAGGTCATGAACAGTTAATAAGTATTGCCATAGATAGAGCAAATAAAGAAGGAGCGACTCCATTTGTATATGTAGGTGGTAAAGTAGGACCAGATGATCCATTTCCTGTAGAAACAAAATTAGAAACTCTTAGAAAACTATTTCCAGGAGTAGGCATATTAAGTGTAGACGCACAATTTGATTTACAAACAGATAAAGCAACAATTGGTCAATTTGGTAAGAAAGTCGAATATGAACTAATGAAAAAACCGCCGTATTTTAATCATATTATTATAGCAGTAGGCGAAGACAGAAAAGCATTTGCAGATGGGTTAGTTGCATGGGCAACCAATAGATTTGGAAACCATCCAAATCTAAAGCATGTTAAATGGGAAGAAGATATAAGTTCTCGAAATGAAGAAGCAGGCGGAACTGGTGTAAGCACTACTCAAATGAGAAATGCATTAAAAACTATGCCTGAAAATCAAGCCCTTCAAATATGGAGCAAAGGTTTTAATGTAGAAAAATTAGGTGTTGAATATATCAAACACCTAATGGATGTTGCAAGAAAAAATATGAATATCCAACCTCCCGCTGCTGCTCCCGTAGTAGAATCATCTATATTTGATCCTGTACCTGGAAAAATAAATGTAGGTGATTTAGTTTCATTTAAAGGTTCTAGCGAAACATGGAAAGTAATAGCAGTTAATTTAGATCGATCTAAAGCAAAAATAAAATCAGTTGACACAGGAATGATTCATAAATTCGACACTGAAAATCTTTATAAAATTAATAATAAAGATTATACATCAGAAACTAGATTGTTTAATGCACTATTAAGGTTAAATTTTACCAATGAAACAGTATTACATCACTCAAGAAAATATCGCACAAGACAGCCCCGATGATTGCTATCTTGCACCCGACGATCCCGCACATCAAATAAAAAGACTTCAGTTTTTAGGAGGTCTAGGCGGACAAGCAAGATTAGCGGAATATAATCAACAGACTGCGCAATCTAGATTAAATCAAGGTGGTAACATTACAACAACCGCAGCAGAAAATGCTCGTATTATGCGTGAAAAAAATATTCAGCCAGGAACAGAAGAATGGTTTAAACTTTGGTTCAGTAAACCCTACCTAACTGGCGAACGTAAAATTTAATAAATATACGATCATGGAACAATTACACCAATTAGCAAAAATAGCATTTGCCAGCGAGTTTAGTTTTTATCTAAAAGCACACCAATTCCATTGGAACGTAGAAGGTATGTTTTTTGAACCTTTGCATAATCTATTTGGTAAAATTTACGAAGAAGTTTATGAAAGCATAGATGTGTTTGCTGAACAAATTCGTAGTTTAGATACATATATGCCCGGCAGTTACACTAGACTTAATATGTTAACACAAGTCGAAGACGAAACAGAAATCTTCGACGGTAAGCAAATGGTTGCTGAATTGCTTAAAGATAATGAAAAAATGAAAGTTATCTTAAAGAAATTGTTCGAAGTCAGTGAAGCAGCAGGCGAACATGGATTTAGTGATTTTATTGCTAGTAGATTAGATGCTCATGCTAAACACGGTTGGATGTTAAAGGCAACACTTAAATGAGAGCACGCGAATTCATGGTTGAACGCAAAGGCGGAAAAATGACCAAGCGTCAACAAAATCCTACCCGCGGCGTTAACAAATACACTGATGACGATAAGTGGAATAGCGATTACAAATTATATAGATTGGGCTTGGCACTGGCTGCAACTGATGGAAAAACAATGCCAGAGATGGATGAAGAAAGTTGGATCGGTAGATATAAAAGTCTACATCCATATAGTCAATGTGATCAAGATATGATCAATGTTGCGGCTAAAGTAGCCGGAGTTAATATACACGATGTAAACAAAGGTGACATGAGAAGTCAAGAAACACCAGATACTTATACAGTAAGTCCAGTGGCGAATTGGAGTAAAAAATGAACGAAGAATTTAAAAAAGTTAAATTACCTAATGAAACTAGGTACGTTTTAGAAACAACAACTGCAGGTGCTATTGGAACGAATAGTATTGCTACTGCGGAAAAACCCCTAGGTGAACTTCAAAGACGACAGACAATTTCTGTGCCTGTTAATCAGAAGCCTCGTCAAGGTCCGATGAAATCACAGACCGGTGCAGGTGCGCATCGTGATAAGAAAAAAGAACAAAAACAAGGTAAAGAAAAACATCGTAAGCCTTTTGATGAAGAGAAAGGTGTAGCAGAAGGAATTGAACAAGCCGATCTAAGTCCAGAGGTTATTGAAATATCCAAGGATCTTTATAAATCCTTGCGTCGTTCAGCCAGAGATTCGTTACGAGCCAAAAAAACTATGTTAGTTATTAAGATAACCCGTGAATTGACCCCTCAAGAAAAAAAACTAGTAGATGACACTATGAATCAATCTGGTATTGAGTATCAGATCAAAAATAATGTAAACGATTATGTGTATGGAACCTATAAAAATACATTAATCGGTATACCATATACACAATCTACTACGGAACAAGGTGTGGCGGAAACAACAGGTGACGAAAAATTTGATAAATCAATGAGAAAAATGACTGGAAAAATTACTCCAGGCGATGCTGACGAGATGTGGCCGACACAAGAATTTGAACCAGTTGATCTTGATCCATCATACTTGCCAAGTATGGAAAAATACAAGGCAAAATTATTTCCATTGGCTTACCAATACTGGACTGACGGCGACAATGCAGATGAATTAAGGGCATTAGGATGGGAACCCGATTATGGCGACGACTATGTTATGGTGGTGCTGTCTGGCATCGGACACGACGGTCACATTCAATACGACAAATATGATTTTGATGCTGAAGATGAAAACAATGAAGGTGTGGCGGAAGGCGATCAAGAACCTGACCACGAAATTAGCATGGCCAGCAACGAACTCCAAAGTATCATGTCTGATGCTAAAAAATTATTAGTTCTAATCAAACGTTATAGCGAGATGGAAGGGCTAGAAGCATGGCAACAAAGTAAAATTACTAAATCGGCAGATTATTTAACTGCTGTATTGCGCAGCATCGGTGGAGAACAAGGTGCGTTAGAATCTCAAGTTAATGAGTACGAAACCCACACTTATAAAGATAGTCAAGGCAATGTATGGCGTGTCAACGACGAGGGCGAAAAAGAATTACTTCGTGGAGCACCGGGCAGTAGTTATGGCGGTAGCAGATATGGATCAAGATATCCTAGTAGATCATATTCAAAGCCTTCAGGAATGTATTTTTATAACGTAAAACCTGGGCAAGAAAATGATGCACAATCTGCTGGTTTAAAACAAAGCAAAAGTGGAAAATGGTATTCGACTTATCAAAATTCACAAGCAGATAAATTATTTGGTCCAGGAAAGTTTTGGCAACCAAAAAATGAAGCAAGTGTAGCGGAAGGTATGAATTCTTTATCATTCTGGAAGCGTGAAGCACAAAAGGCCGGTGGTGCTGCCAATATTGATTGGTATGCTATTGGCGTCGAACACGGCAAACAAGGTATTGTAATGAATCCTCCATATGGTGTAGGCGCTAAAGCCGTAACATTATACGGCAAAGGATTAGATGCCGGTCAGCAAGGTGTAGCGGAAGGCAAGAAAAAAGGTGTAGATGGTAAAGCCTGCTGGAAAGGTTACAAACGTATGGGCACTAAAAAGAAAGGTGGCCGCACTGTAGACAACTGTGTACCAGTAGGCGAGGATTCTTATATCGAAAGTCTTATGAATCAACTATATGAAAAGGCTCCTCCAGGAGACAAATATGAACGTATAGTCAAGCATATTAAAGCAGGATATAGAAAAGACGGTAAACTAACTGATGTAGAAAAACGCAAGGCCTACGGTGCTGCTTGGAAGGCAAAAAATAAATCAAAAAAGTAAGTGAGCAGGAACCGCAAGATCCGGCACAGGATCCTGCTCAAGATAAACCTAAATTAAAGCCGGCAGTAAAATTAACTCCTGCCGTGTCATTGGATCAATGGGAACAAACTTTTTTAGATGCTGACCCAGAAAGATATCATCAATTTAGAAATAAAACTCCTGCTAAAAAAATTCAAATGGCACAGTCTGCTAGAAAACACGCTATTGAGAAAAACTGATGAGAAATTTTATAACATTAGTCGAATCGGCAAATAAAGGTTGCCCAATTGCCACACATAACATAGATATTAATTTAAAAAATCGGCAAAAAGCCATAGACGAATATCACTACGGGCCAGCCAATCCCGATAAACCAGAAGATTATTGGAAAAAATCTGCTAAGATATTTGGAGTAAGTGAGACAACTGCTAAAACAATGCGATGCGGTAATTGTGCAGCATTCGATGTTAGCGATAGCATGAGGGAATGCATTGCAACTGGGATTAAAGGCAACGAAAAAAATATTGACCCAAACGCAACTATAAATCTCAGCGATCTAGGATATTGTAATTTTTTACATTTTAAATGTGCAGGTAGTCGCAGTTGTAAAGCATGGGTTACCGGAGGCCCAATTACTGAAAAAGATAAAGGTAAGAAAGCAGATTAACATGAGATTTAAAGAGTTAAATGAAATTAGTCCTCCGACCTTTAAGGGTAGTTTAACTCCCGATCTGCTAAAAAGTAAACTTTGGCTATGCCAAAATTTAAAAGTGTTAAATCGAGAAAAATTCTCAACAATTTATATATTAGGATCGTGGTACGGCACAATGGCAATAATGCTAGACCGATGCGGAATAAAATTTAAAAAAGTGATTAATGTTGATTTAGACAAAAATCATATTGCTATTTCTAAAAAAATACTTTCAGCATTAAAAATAAATCATCAGTGTATCCAAAAAGATGTTAACACGTTAAAATTTGAACAATTGGATAAAAACAGTCTAATTATTAACACTTCAATAAACGACATTAATGGAACAGAATGGTTTGATAAAATTCCAGATGGGACATTGATAGCACTACAAAGTAGAAACAATGCCAACGGAGTATACGATACATTAGAAGAATTAGATCAAGAATTTTTTCTTACTGATACCTTAGTTTTAGACGAAAAAACTTTCGAAGATCCAGAGACTCAATATCAAAGATTTATGAAAATTGGCATTAAATGATTTGACTTTAATCCTTTAATTTTTATATAATTAAATTATTAAGGAGAAATTATGAGTAAATCATTCGGGACCCCCGAGCAGGCCAAAATTAAACAAATTATTTCAGAAGGTGTTACTGTTCTACAAGAAATTCAAGATCTTACTGAAGGGCTAAATGAAACTATTAAAGCCGTTGCACAAGAGTTAGATGTTAAACCCAGTGTAATTCGAAAAGCAATTCGTATTGCACTTAAAGATCAATGGGATCAGGTATTCCGTGAATTTGATGACCTCGAAACTATTGTCGATATCAGCGGACATGCTAATCGCCGTGAAGACTAAAAATGTTAGATTTGTTAAAGCCAACATTTGATTGGATTCGAGATGACTTTCGTTCTTATCCTTTTAGGTTCATTGTTGAGTTGGGTGCTTGGGCAATATCTATTGGTTGTGCAATCACAATGGCCCTTACAGTCCCAACGCCGCCGCTTCTCGTTCTATATCCTATTTGGATTACAGGTTGTGCTATGTACGCTTGGGCTGCTTACACTCGTCAATCCTTCGGAATGCTCGCAAACTATCTATTACTTACCACAATCGATTCAGTGGGTTTAATTCGGATGTTAATACAATGATTAGATTATTAAAATCACTTTTCCAAAAGTGGAGACAAAAAAAGCAATTAAAACAAAGAATTAAAGAATTGCGAAAAAGAGATCCATTTATCTATAAATGAAAATTTTTGGAATTAACGCACTCAATCACGACACAAGTATATGCGTGTTCGATAAAGACATACTTTTTCATAAAAAATCAAAAAACAGTCTTTATTTAACTAATGATCTTGTGGAAGAAGCAAAGAAATTTGGAAATCCAGATGTGATTGCGTGGTACGAAAACCCTTGGCTTAAAAAAACAAGACAGATCTATGCCGGTCAATTTAAAGATGCATTATCTTTTAAAAATTTGCCGTCTGTATATCTAAAACAATTTAATTTAAATTCAATTCCTATTTTTTATGCACCCCATCATCTAAGTCATGCACATTTTGGTGTTTATTCTAGCGGTTTTGATAATACGGCTGTACTAGTAGTAGATGCTATCGGAGAGTGGAATACTGTCAGCATTTGGAATTACAGTTATGGAAATTTTGAACGTGTTATGGTTAAAAACTACCCATATAGTTTAGGTTTATTTTATTCAGCATTTACAGAGTTAATTGGATTAAAACCAGTTCGAGATGAATCTGTATTAATGAATATAAGTCAAAAAGGAAATCCTTGGATTTACCACGATAAAGTTAAATCTTATTTAGATAAAAATTTGCATAAAGGAATATGGGATTGGGACGTTAACACAAGTAATAGCAACGATACAATTAATATTGCGGCTTCGGTTCAGTTTGTGTTCGAGAAAGAAATTATTAAATTAGCCAATATTGCAAGGCAGTATAGTAATAAACTTGTATTTACTGGAGGTTGTGCGTATAATAAATTTGTACACAACAAAATTAAGATTTTATTCAAAGATTTTCATGTGCCAAATTTTCCCGGTGATGCCGGTTCTAGTATAGGTGCCGCTTTATATATCAGCAAAAAAATTCTATAATAAATAATTTTGTTCAAGGTTAGCGAGCCATAATTCGCATTATTAAGGTTAACCGGCCATAAACGGTAGGAGAAAAAATGAGTTACGTTGATGCTATCTGGGATAGAGAAAAGGACACCGTTTTTGTTGTTGAACGAGACAATAAGAAAGGCAGAATTTATCAAGAATATCCTGCAAGATATATTTTTTATTACCCCGATACAAAAGGGAAACACCGATCAATATACGGAGAAAGTCTAAGTCGTGTATTGTGCAAGAATTACAAAGACTTTCAAAAAGAACAACGAGTTTATAGCAATCATAAACTTTTTGAACATGACATTAATCCAATCTTTAGAACATTAGAAGAAAACTATTTAGGTCGAGATGCACCAAAATTACATGCAGCATTTTTTGACATCGAAGTAGATTTTGATCCCGAAAGAGGATACGCTAGTCCAGATGATGCATTTATGCCAATAACGGCAATTACTGTATGTCTTCAATGGCTTGATGTCTTAGTAACACTAGCAGTTCCACCAAAAACACTAACTATCAGTCAAGCAACCGAATTAGTTAAAGACTTCCCCAACACTCACTTGTTCGAAACTGAAGGTGAAATGTTAGAAATGTTCTTACAATTAATTGAAGATGCAGATGTGTTAAGCGGATGGAACAGCGAAGGTTTTGATATTCCTTATACTGTTAATAGAGTTGCAAAAGTTTTAAGTAAAGACGACACTAGAAGTTTCTGCTTATGGAATAAGTTTCCTAAAAAGCGTGAATATGAAAAATTTGGTAAAGCCGCAACTACTTACGACTTAGTCGGTCGTGTACATATGGACAGTCTCGAACTATATCGCAAGTATACATATGAAGAACGACATAGTTATAGATTAGATGCTATCGCTGAATACGAATTAGGTGAAACTAAAACAGTTTACGAAGGAACCCTAGATCAGTTATATAACAATGACTTTCGAAAGTTTATAGAATATAACAGACAGGACGTTTCTCTGTTAGATAAACTAGATAAAAAATTAAAATTTTTAGATCTAGCCAATACAATTGCACACGAAAATACAGTTTTGCTACAAACAACACTCGGGGCTGTTGCTGTCACTGAACAGGCTATTATTAATGAATCACATCAGAGAGGATTGATTGTTCCTAGCAGATCAAACAGAGACGAATTAGGAGATACACAAGCCGCAGGTGCATATGTTGCATACCCTAAAAAAGGTCTTCACGACTGGATAGGATCAATGGACATTAACAGTCTATACCCTTCAGTAATTCGTGCGTTAAACATGGGTCCAGAAACTATTGTAGGACAATTAAGACCTGTAAAAACTGATCAATTTATACATGAGCAAATGAATTTGCATAAAAAATCGTTTGCAGCAGCATGGGAAGGTATGTTTGGTACATTTGAGTATGAGGCTGTCATGCGGCAAGATCGAGCATTTGAAATTACGTTAGATTTAGAAAACGGAGAGACTCATATTTTAAGTGCGGCTCAAGTTTATCAACTTATTTTTGAAAATAATAAGCCATGGATGTTAAGTGCTAACGGAACAATTTTTAGTTACGAAAACGAAGGTATTATTCCCGGATTGCTAAAAAGATGGTATTCAGAACGTAAAGAGTTACAGGCTAAATTAAAGGAAGCAATTAAAGCCGAAAATAAAATTGAAGAAGAATATTGGGATAAAAGACAACTAGTTAAAAAGATTAATCTAAACAGTTTATACGGAGCCATTCTTAATGTCGGATGTAGATTTTTTGATAAAAGAATTGGTCAGAGCACTACGTTAACTGGAAGACAAATTGCCAAGCACATGGCTAGCAAAATTAATGAAGTAATTACTGGAGAATACGATCACACTGGAAAGAGCATCATTTATGGTGATACTGACTCTGCTTACTTCAGTGCATACAGTACATTAAAAATTGACATTCAGAAAAACTTAGTCCCCTGGGATAAAGATATTGTTATTCAACTTTATAACACTATTGCAGAAACAGTTAATGCCACTTTTCCTCATTTTATGCAAGATTCATTTCATTGTCCAAAATCTAGAGGAGAAGTAATTAAAGCAGGTAGAGAAATTGTTGCCAGTAAAGGCCTCTTTATTACAAAGAAAAGGTATGCTGTTCTTTATTACGACAAAGAAGGTAAAAGACTAGACGTCGACGGTAAACCTGGTAAAATTAAAGCAATGGGATTAGACTTAAAACGTGCAGATACTCCAGAATTTATGCAGATATTTTTAGAAGAAATTTTAACCAAGGTACTAAACGGTGCTCAAGAAAAAGAAATATTGGAGAGAATTAGTGAGTTCAGAACAGAATTTAAAACTCGCCCAGGATGGGAAAAAGGTTCGCCCAAACGAGCCAACAACATTACAGAATACGAAGATAAAGAGAAGAAGGCTGGCAAGGCAAATATGCCTGGTCATGTCCGAGCAAGTATTAATTGGAATACGCTCCGTAAGATGAATGGTGACAAATATTCTATAGGAATCGTTGATGGAATGAAAGTCATCGTCTGCAAAATGAAAGATAATCCCCTAGGATTTACCAGTGTTGCATATCCTGTAGACGAACTTAGACTACCTAAATGGTTTCAAGAATTACCGTTTGATCATGCAGAAATGGAAGCCACAATTATTAACAACAAATTAGACAACCTAATTGGTGTTTTAGAGTGGGACCTAAACTCAACTAAAGATGATAATATGTTCGGAAAATTGTTTTCCTTTAATTAAAAAAAATTGTTGACTTTTATCATTAACCTAAATAAAATAACAGAAAGGATTTTATATGAAAGATATTTTACAAGACATTGTTAGTCACACACACAGCCTGGGATTCCTTAATATTGTTAGGGTAACCGGCACAGATGAAAAAACACAAATCGACAGCATGGCCGATGATCGAACTGTTATCATGTTTGCAGAAACATCTAATCCGTACGAAGACATGATCGGAGTATTTGGAATGGCACAAATGAATAAACTAAAATATTTGTTAGATTGCCCCGAATATAAAGAAGGTGCAAAAATTGAAGTAGTCAAAACTGACAAAAACGGAGAAACTTTTCCATCCGGACTACTTTTTGAAAATGCTTTAAAAGATTTTAAAAACGATTATCGTTTTATGAATTCCGAAGTTATTAATATTAAACTTCAAACAGTTAAATTTAGAGGCGTTAAGTGGGATGTCGAAGTTCAACCAAGCATTGCTAGTGTACAAAGATTTGCATTCCAAGCAGCAGCAAATAGCGAACATGCTACATTTTTAACAAAAACTGACAGCAATAATTTAAAATTTATTTTCGGTGATGCAGCAAGTCACGGTGGTGAATTTATTTTCGCACAAAATGTCACAGGTAGTCTAAACAAAAATTGGTCTTGGCCTGTGTTACAGGTATTGAGCATACTCAAAGCATCCGATGTTAACAATTGCAAAATGAGTATCAGCAATGAAGGTGCTCTACAAATTACACTGGACAGCGGCCTAGCAACTTACAAATATATTATTCCAGCATTGACATGATTACAAGTCTATCATCTGGAAAATACATAACTGTTAACGGCTCTTCTGGATCGTATTATAATAATTCTTCTCAGACGTTTACAGGCATGTTACGCTATCATAGCGGCGGACGAGTTGAAGTTTTTGATGGTACTTCTTGGATGCAGGTTAATTCAAATCAATTTGTAGATTTAAGCCCAGATACTCAAATAATTATAGAATGGGCAAGAAGTAAGATGATAGAAGATCAAGAATTAGAAAAACTAAGCCAAGAACATCCTGCTGTTAAAGCCGCATATGAAAATTTAAATCATGCAAAAGAACAGTTAAAAGCAACAATTATATTGAGTAAAGATGAAGAAACCACCAGTTAACTTAACCCCATTACAAAAAGACTATGCTGTATATTTGCCAGCTATTAGTAGTTTCTACAGTACCTATGTTGCCAAGCAACGCCTAGAAGAATTTGTTCCTAAAGATCGAATTCCTAAAGGATTTGATCGCGGTATTGAGGGAATGAATTTCTTAAATGAAGAACAAGGATACTTTACCTACAAATATGCTCTTTATTCAGCAGGCCATGCACAATTAGATCTTCAAAAAAGTCTAGAACAAGAGTCTATGATTCAACAACGTGATCGTGGACAAACTATGATTTTAGGAGATTCTGGTGGATACCAGATTGGTAAAGGTGTTCTTAAATTTGATTGGTTAAATTTTGAAGGTGCAGAAGCAAATAAAACACGTCAAAAAATTCTAGAATGGCTAGAACTAACTGCTGACTGGTCTATGATGTTAGACGTTCCAACTTGGGCCTGTGATCATATACACAGTCCTAAAACTGGACTAAAGACATTTGAAGATTGTCTAGAAAAAACACGTTTCAATAACGATTACTTTCTTAAGAATCGCTTAGGTCAAACTAAATGGCTAAATGTTCTACAGGGATCAGATTGGGATACTGCGGAACAATGGTACAATGGTGTAAAAGAATTTAGTGACTCCACAGGTCAGTACGCTGGCAAAGAAGCAGAAGGGTGGGCCTTTGGTGGTGCTAATATGTGTAAGATGGACATTACTCTTAAAAGATTAATGACCATGAGGGAAGATGGAATGCTGAAAGGCAAAAATTGGATCCACTTCCTGGGCACTGCTCAATTAGATTGGAGTTGTTATCTTACATTAATCCAAAGACAACTAAGGAAACATATCAATGAAGAAGTTACCATATCTTTTGATTGCGCCTCACCGTTTATCGCAACTGCACACGGGCTTGTCTACACAGACAGTTCACACCAAGCCAAAAGGTGGAGTGTTATTATGGACAAAGCACCAGATAACAAATCACTTTCAAAATCAGACATCCCATTCCCATGGAAATCAGAAATCGCTGATAGGTTAACTATGGGAGACATTTGCTGGTATGCTCCGGGAATGTTAAACAAAGTAGGTAAAGAAGGTAAAACTTCTTGGGATAGTTTTGCTTACGCTCTAATGATGGGCCATAATGTTTATTGCCATATTGCAGCAGTGCAAAAAGCACAACAATTAATGGACATCGAATCTGCAAGATTTAATCCAAATTGGAGATTGTCGGGAATCGAAGGTAAAAAAGAAAAAGAATATAGCGAATGGGTTCCAAATCGAATACTTTACTTTAAAAACTTTTTAGATGAATTGTTTTCCACAAATACTAAAAAAGAAGCATTTGATCTAATTGAACAAGCATTGCCATTTATAAAAAGTTTGGAAGGCGCTAGACTACAAGGCGGTCCTGCTCAAAACAATTTTAGAGTTTTATTTAAATCTAGCGAAATTAAAAAAGAAGAAATTGATCTTGCTAACCCAGATGACGACGAATTAAGAGCCTTAGAAGAAAGTATTACAGGAGAATTAAATGCCTCGTAAAAAAGAAACAGTAAAAGAAAAAGATGTAAAATGGCCCAAAATTATTCAAGGTAGTCATAGTACCAGAACCGAATATGAAGATGGTCGAGTAGAATTCGTTACAGATTGGGATGCTCTTCAAAAAGATGTTCATAATGCATTGACAGAATATGAAAATTCCGTTAAACTAAAAAAGTCAAAAACTTCAAAAGTTAAAAAATGAAAAGAAATTACGCATCTGGTGTTAACGAAAACATTGTTTTCTTTACTGGCAAAGAAGTAGAACGGACTCCAGCATACGGAATGACTACATTATTTGTAGTAGGTATTCAATCCGTAGAATCTATTGCACTTAAAATGCAAGGTTGTGAGCATATCTTCTTTGGTGCTAACCATAGTTATAATCCTCAAACTTATGACGAACATAAGGCTTGGGAAGAAATGATCCAATTTTTCCTTGATAGAGATTATCTATGCAGTCTTGATATTCCGATGAATCAAGTCGAAGAATTTCATGAAGGTGGTCTTTGCGAATATGATAATTTTATTCCGCAAATTCGTGTACCAATTCCGTATATTAAACTTTGGAATTACAATACGATGCTCAAAATTGATGACAAAGGTTTTAATTCAACTAACCCCGGTGTGTGGTCACACAGTCTACATACACTAATGGATCGTAGTAAATTTACAGACTGGAATCAATATAATAAGGACAACGTGCTTCAATGAATACCGAACAATCCATGATTTGGGTAACTTTCCAAAAAGAAGGCATTCATCATTATCCAGACGCTAGGTTTAATCCTAAACTAGTTACTAATGATGAATATGATGTAAGTTTTTTAGGTTATCCACATAGACACATTTTTCATTTCAAAGTATATATCCAAGTTCATCACGATGATCGTGATATTGAATTTATTCAATTTAAACGTTGGCTCGAAAGCCTATACAACGAAGGCACACTCGAACTCAACCACAAATCCTGCGAAATGATTGCAAGAGATCTTCATGCAACCATTAACGCAAGATACCCAGTCCGAGAGGTCTGGATTAGTGTAAGTGAAGACAACGAAAATGGTTGCTTCATTAAATTTCCATCAACCCTTTAATTTAAGGTATTTTTAAAATGGCATTGTCTCCTAACGTTCAACGCACTCTTGTTATGAAGCCCGAAGTGACTAAGATCTTCGATGATCTTGAAGCGTGGCTCGATCATTGTCGGTTTAATCTGCTCAAGTATGACGAGAGAGATCTTTACAAATCCCCCGAATACAAAGCATGGGCTAAGGAAAAAGGAAAAAAGACAAAAAGTTATAAGAGACATTCATAATAAAAAAGCCGCATTATGCGGCTTTTTTTTAGATCTTTTCTTTTGGAACCCAAAATCTATCCATCTTTTTAGGTACTACTTGCCAATCTCTACCCAGTACTGTACCATCATTAAGTGTTTGAACATAATCAATATCATTCATATATTCACACAGTTCTTGTGCAGTATAACCAGCACGTAAACATTGTTTTTCTACCATTTCTGTTTGAATAACAGGCCTATCTCTATCGATCAAAGTCCTAGCACCTTTAATAACAGGCAATTCCCATCCTTCAACATCGATTTTGATTCCATCAACTTCTGTAAATCCAAAACTATCTAATGTTTTAACTTCGACTGAATATTTAATTTTTTCAACTTTTGGTTCTCGACGTTTTGCCCATCCACTTTTAGTCAACTGCATTTCTCCTTCTGGGACAATATGATTATGGCCAGCATTTCTTGGATGACAATACATTTCAGTATTGTATGCTTTATCACTAAGTGCATATGGAAAAATTTCAACTTTCCCCACAGGCGCTAAACTTGCCCAAGAATCATCTGCTAATTTATACCATCCGTCGCTGTCAATAAATGTAGATTGATTATGTTGTAAGTTTTCTTCAAACCAACTTCTTACCCAAGGTGTAGGTTCAAAACTTTTTACTTGTTTTGCCCATGTTGCATATTCAATAGTGTTATTTCCAATATTTGCACCAACATCGATCAATGTTCTTGCATTTTTAGTTAGATCTCTGAATCTTCGTAAATTACTAATTTGATAACCTCTTCCTGCCAATCTTTGAAGGTATAATGTATCCTGGTCTTCTAAAATAAATTTTCTTCCTATGCGATTGGTAATATAAGTAGTTGCGGGACTATAAACTTGTGTCATATAATATCCTTAAAATTGTTGAAGATATTTATGACACAATTTTTTTAAAGTAAGGATTCGTGAATGTCAATTTATATAATAGATCTAGAACCGGTTGAATCTAGATACACAGCACAATGGAAAGATCATGTACCAGAACTTCTTAAAAAAACAGGACATCAAATTCAAGTTATTAGTGGCCCTAAAGATATTCCTAATGCCACTACTCCTGGTGCCTTTCTTAATTTTGGGGGGACTAATGTTTATAAGTCTAGCCAAGTTGAGCAACTGGGTCGTTTATTTTGCGCCGGAGCAATTAAGTCTGGTGATCATTTTCTGTTTACTGATGCTTGGCATCCTGGTATCATAAACTTAAAATACATGAGTGAACTTCTTAACATCCCAGTTAAGATTCACGCTCTGTGGCATGCCGGTAGTTATGATCCACATGATTTCTTAGGCCGACTTATCAATGATGCACCATGGGTTAGACATGCCGAAAAAAGTTTTTTTCATGCCATCGATCATAACTATTTTGCAACTAAATTCCATATTGAAATGTTCATGGAAAATCTTTTAGGAGTAGATTTTAGAACAGGTGCGATGAGATACATGGAAAATAAAAATATCATCAGGTCTGGCTGGCCTATGGAATATATGGAAAAAACACTTGAGCCTTTTAAAGGTCTCACAAAGAAAAATCAAATTGTTTTCCCTCATCGAATTGCTCCAGAAAAACAAGTAGAAATTTTTAGAGATCTTGCCAAACATTTACCACAGTACAATTTTGTAGTTTGCCAAGATCAACAACTAACAAAAGACGAATATCATAAAATTTTAGGCGAATCTAAAATAGTATTCAGTTGCAGTCTACAAGAAACACTAGGTATAGGCTGTTATGAAGGTGCGTTAGTGGGTGCAATCCCAATGGTTCCAGATCGGCTTTCCTATAAAGAAATGTATTACGAAGGGTTTAAATACCCTAGCCAATGGACCGAATCTTGGAAGTCTTATGAAATTCACCGACGAGAAATTTGCTTTTCTATAATTAGATTTATTGACAACTACGATAAACATCTTGTTTATCTAGAAAAACAGGCAACAGATCTTACAAATTATTTTTTCAGTGCAAATTCGTTATTGGAGAATTTTAAATGAAATGGTTACTAAATATTCTTGAAAAGAATAATCGAAAAAGAATTGTATTGGATAGACAATCAAATGAACCATATCTCGAACGCTATTATCTATTTCTCCGCGACAGAAAATGGTTTCCTTTCAATGTGTTCTTGCACAAGTTTCTTAAGTCAGACCCCGATGATGTGCATGATCATCCATGGCCTTA